AGGTGAGATGCTAATGGAACGTAACCCTGATTGGGTGTTCATCAGTGGCGAAATGAAAACAACAGATCGTCAAAAGGAATATGATGAAGTTTCGGACACTAATAACAAGATTATTGTGGCGACTTATGGTGTGGCCGCTGTGGGTATTAATATCCCCCGTATTTTTAATCTGGTTCTTCTGGAACCCGGAAAGAGCTTTGTCCGCGTTATACAAAGCATTGGACGAGGAATCCGTAAAGCGGAGGATAAGGATTACCTACAAGTAGTCGACCTTACCAGTAACTTAAAATACAGCAAGCGTCACATGACCAAGCGTAAAGAATACTATAAAGAGCAAAACTTTAGATACACAATGACTAAGGTTGAATACAAATGACATTAGGCGAACATAAAAATCTTTCGGAAACAGACAAAGCCTTTTTAAAACTAGAAGGACGTTGCACTGGTTGTGGTTGCGACTTAAAAGGTACGTTCAACGTTCACAGTGAATGGTGTGAAAAGTCTCCTGCATTTATCTGGCGCACGAACCCAGATGTTGGCCGGCGCTCCGGAGAGATGCAAATAATGTCATCCGGGCGACGACAAGGTAAAAGTGTCTTTGCTAATATGGTAAACCAATTAAACAAACTATTTGGAAAAGAAAATGAAAATACTAACAGTAGATAACCTATCATATGATTTAGATACAGTACCAAATGAAATAGATGACATTAGGTACTGTGTGCTAGATGCCAGCGACAAACATAATGTTGATTTCTTTTTTCTGCCGCTGATCTTTTTGGAGAGTTTTCATGCTCCAGCTATCTGTCTGCAGATTGGAGAACACTCTGTACAGATGCCAATGGATTGGAGCATATTAATTTGTGACGAGGAATACAGCGGCTTTGAAGTTATTCCTTTAGCTAGTTTAAACAACAGAGGATTTCAAGCACTTGTAATGAATCCTTTGCAAGCCATTTCAATAAGCGCAAAAGAAATTGCAATTACAAACATCTATCAAGATGTTAAATGGTATTTTCCAAAACTAAAAAACGGGCATTTGCTTGCCGTGCCTTTGAGCGGCGGACCAAAACCAAAGTGTGCTTACTTTGTTAAAGAAGCTAACAAAGTTCAAGATATCGATATTGCGGATTTAATCTAATGCTCGATACTGACCCATATAACCTAAAGGGCGAAATTGTCCCCATCCCAGACTTTCCGTTACCCGGCATACAGTACAAAGACGTTACTAGCTTACTGTATAAGCCAGCGGCATTTAAAACCACTGTAGACGCTATTACAGCGTTTGCTAGGGCTAATAACATCACAGATATTGTAGCACCTGATGCTAGAGGATTCATTTGGGGTAGTCCAGTAGCAGTAGCATTAGGTGTACCATTACATCTAGTACGCAAGCCTGGTAAGTTGCCACCTCCAACTGTGGGCATTGAGTTTGAATATGAGTATGCTCAAACTAGTTTGCACATGAAGGCTAATACACCTTTGGATGCATTAAAAAATGTACTAATTATTGATGATGTAAACGCCACAGGCGGAACAGCACTAGCTATTATTGAGTTGCTTAAAAAGTTTAACGTACATCCAATCGAGATCTGTTATGCATGTGTAATTGATCTAAGTTTCTTAGGAGGCACAGTTAAACTACGTGGCGAAGGTATAAAAACATTCAGCGTAATTGAATATGAAAAGGATGAATAATGGGTTATTTTTTTACAAGTGAGAGCGTAAGTGAGGGGCATTCTGACAAGGTTGCCGATTTGATTAGTGATGCAGTGGCAACATATATTTTGGACAAGAATCCTAATCATCGTGCCGCAGTAGAAACTCTAGTTACTACTAACATGGTAACGCTAGCCGGTGAATATAAAAGCACTAAAGAAATTGATAAGAGTGTGATTGCAGACATTGTGCGTAACACAGTAAAGCAGATTGGTTATGAACAAGACGGCTTCCATTGGGACAAGTTGAAGATCTATAACGAACTACATGCTCAGAGCGTAGACATTGCACTAGGTACAGATGACTTCGGCGCAGGCGACCAAGGTCTTATGTTTGGTTATGCTTGTCGTGAAACACCTAACTATATGCCTTCCGCAATCTATTACAGTCACCGTATCGTGGAAGCACTTACTGCTTACCGTAGGAACGGTGCAAAGTGGATGGGACCGGATTCGAAGAGCCAAGTGACGTTCGAATATGACGATGACGCGACCCCGGTCCGAATTGCTAAAGTTGTGTGTAGCACACAGCACAGTGACGATATGGACATCGAAAAAGTTCGTAAGTATGTTAAAGATATCATCCTAAGAGTCTTGCCAGCTGAACTCGTAGACAATGCCACTGAGTTTTATATTAATCCTACTGGCCGTTTTGTTATTGGTGGCCCAGACGGCGACACCGGGCTTACTGGTCGTAAGATTATTGTAGACACATATGGTGGCTATAGTCCTCATGGCGGCGGCGCTTTTAGTGGAAAGGACCCTACCAAAGTAGACCGTAGTGCCGCTTATATGATGCGTTACCTGGCTAAGAACATTGTAGCAAGTGGACATGCAGATTGGGCCACATGCCAAGTTAGCTATGCAATCGGTATTAAAGAACCAATGAGCTTTTATGTTGAAAGCAATGGCAACAGTCGAGAGCTTACTGATTGGATTCTAAAAAATGTTGATCTAACACCAAAAGGAATCATTGACAAGTTCGACCTGTTTAGTGTACAATTAACTGATACAACGAACTATGGTCACTTTGGCAAAGACAATTTGCCTTGGGAACAGGTAGACTTAGACATTAAACTATGACAACTAAAAAAGAACCTGCTATCCCATTAAAGGATATTATGGCAGCACTGGACAAAAAGGACAGAGGCTTTTATAGTCGCTTGACTGATGAACAGAAGAAAGCATTTGTGCCTTGGATGATGATGCGTTATGCTAGTAGCGTACAAGGTCGTAATGCCGCACATTATTTGTTTATGATTAATGAACTTGTTAACAAAAACTTTAGCGATGTTAGTAAGCATCCAGAACTACAGTGGTTATTGATGACAGCAGCCGGCTCTGGTAAAGTAGAATTCCATCCTTATATTAAACCACCTAACAGTAAAAAGAAAAAAGATAAAGTTAGAGATTTTGTTAGTGGCATTTATCCTTTGCTGAAATCCAGCGAGATTGATATGTTGCTAGAATTAAATACCAAAGAAGATCTAATAAAGTTAGCAGAGGCACATGGTTACGACGACAAATCCATCAAAGACATCTTTGGAAAGTGACACTGTCTGCAAGTGGTGTGAAAAAGAGTTTCGTAACGAGCGAACTCTAGCCGCGCATATGTGTCCAAAGAAGCGGCGCTGGGCCGACCGTGAAATGACTCATGTTCGTTTAGGATATAGAGTATTTCAGATGTTTTATGAACTAAACACAGCCGCAGCCAAACCTAAAAGCATGGAAGATTTTATCCGTAGTCAATACTATGAAGGTTTTGTTAAGTTTGGACGTAGTTGTGTACGCAATGAGTATCTAGATCCAGAGAAGTTTGCTGAGTGGTTAATTAAGAATGGCAAGAAGCTAGCTGACTGGAACAAGGATAGTTTATATAACGAATTCTTGTTAGAGTATGTAAAGAAAGAAACTGGATTACGAGCTCTAGAACGTAGCATATTATATCTTGCTGAATGGGCTGACGATAACAGTTGTGATTGGCAAGAATACTTTAAAGTAGTTAGCACACCACGTGCTGTACATGATATTAGATCCGCAAAGATTAGTCCTTGGTTAATCTATCTTAGTGCATCTGGTGCAGAGTTACTTACTCGCTTCAGCAGTGAACAAGTTAAGATGATTGACGATCTTATCAACGCTAAGTTTTGGGTCAAAGTGTTTGCTAACAATGCAGAAGAAGTCGAAGCAGTTAGAACAGCTTGTGAGGCAGCAGGAATATGAACTTAGAACTAGAAGCATACGAAGGCGAGCTTACACAACTACGTCGAGTATTTAAAATGGTAAGACACTTATCAGCTGAAAAGCTAGAAGGTGTATACTTTATCTGTGGTGAAGCAGGTGAAAAAGATGAAATGGGACTACCGGAAAAGATTCTTGTATGCCCTTCATATGGTCTGGATGGATTTGCCATCTACACTAAGACATCGGCCTATTCGGCCCCCGAGTATTAAGAGGTAATAATGATTAGAGTATTATTTTTATTCCTTGCATTGTTTGCAATCTTTTTTCTAGGTATCAAAGGTTTCATTGCACTGACAGGAAAAGAAAAATTAGAGTTGACAAAAACTCTAGTATATAGTATAGTATGTAGTATTGTAGCAATGTTGATAATTGTTGCAATGGTCGTATTGTTTTAACTAAGAGGATATTTAAGTATGAAGCGTTTTCTAATTGCCCCGCTGGTCATTGCTATTGGTCTTGCCGCAACGGGTTGTACACGTATTGAAACTGGTGAAGTAGGTGTTCGCGTTGGCTTTGACAAGCAGGTCAAGCAGGGTGAGCTCCTACCAGGTAGTTTTAACCAGACCATTGTTGGCGATGTACTAACTTTCCCAGTTAAGGATGTGCAGGTTGATGTCAAGGATATGACACCACTTGCATCCGACAACTCAACTGTAGCAGACTTTGATATGAGTGTTGTCTACAGCGTAAACCCAACTAGTGTTGCAGAAATCTACACCACTAAGAACCGTGGTTTCCATGCTGTAACCGAAGATGGTGACACGCTACTGATGTACAACTACATCTTCCAGCTTACTCGTAATGCTGCCTACAAGGTTGCACGTAAGTACGAGTCACTGAAGATGGCAGACAACCGTGCAGAGATTGAGAACCTTATCCGTGCAGAAATCGTTGAAAGCCTCAATGAAGAAAAGCTAGGCAACTCAATTACTATTTCGCAGGTGTTGGTACGTCAGATTACTCCAGCTGAAAGTATTGTAGCAAGTGCTAATGCATTGGTTCGTGCTCAGAACGAAATGAAACAGAAGGAAGTCGAAGTTAAGACTGCAAAGCTAGAAGCTGAACGTATCGCGGCTCTTAACGCTAACGCCGGTGCTACCAAGTACATGGAAGCAACTGCATTAGTCACTCTTGCAGAAGCTGTTAAGGCTGGTAGGGTACAGACCATTGTTGTCCCTTACGACTTCAAGGGTATTGTAAACGTAGGCAAGTAATCTAAAATGATACAGCGAGCAGTAGGCTTTGTTCTCACACTATTAGTAGTGTTTGGTCTTAGCTTGCTGCTCGTTCCTTTATTTGCAATGTTAATTAGTGTACTTAATAAGGTTATATTAAATGCTGTTTGAAACTGACACAACAAGAGCGCAAGATATTAAGAATATTGGTGCGCTTGACAATCCACAGCCCGGCGACTACTGGCAGGAAATGTTCTGTCCTTATTTTATTGTAGTTGATGCTGATAAGGAAGAGGACAGTTATACCGTTCTAAGTTGCATGGGTGGCCCAGACAGTTATAATCGCAAAGACGAACCTTGTGCTAAGATTGAACACAAAGACGGGTGGAGTTTTGATTACTCCAAAAGCATGAAAGTAAATCATGCATGGATTGAAAAGGCTGTGAAGTACGGCAGTATAAATGGCTTTGTTGCCGATGTTATCCGCAGTGAAAAAACAAAGACTATTGCAGAAGGATGGCAAAATCATCGCGTTAGTGAACTAGTTAAAGAGTTGCGTTCATTGGGCCCGGCTACAATGGAATACTTCCTAAACGAGATCAAGGGATAGATATGGCAAAAGAAGCCCCGGTACACTACGACAGAATTGGCAAGCTCATTGAATTAGGGGACATGGTCGCTGTAGCAGACTATAATGGCCTTATGCTGGGACGAGTGACCAAACTCAATCAAAAGATGATTAAGGTTAAGCGTTTTCCTACTGGTAGTCGTAATTATGAAAAGAACAAATATCCACGGGAGTCTATTAAACTAGATCCTGATGATGTTGCTATTCATATCTTGCAAGGAGGCGACTAATGGTTACTAGAGAACAAATTATTAACAGCATGTGCTATACTTATAGGCATGACTACGGACTCACGATTAGTGAGGACGATAAGATGTACACTTTAAATAGTGGTGTCACAGAAACAGAGCGCAAGGCTATTTGGATTACAATGGCACAGATATTTGACAACGACATTGCGCCATATATGGAATTTAAAAATGAAATACAGAAAGAAACCAGTAGTAATTGAAGCCAAGCAGTTAACTAAAGAATCGTTTTTTGATATTTTAGAATGGATGGGTAAAGACAAGTATTCTTTTTGGACTACTGATACACCATCATATATCTCGATTAACACACTTGAAGGTGTAATGAGGGCTAGCTTAAACGATTTTATTATTAAGGGCGTACAAGGAGAGTTCTATCCTTGCAAGCCAGATATATTTGAACAAACCTACGAGGCCCTAACAAATGAAGAGTGAAGTAAATTTAATTGGCGTAACAAAACCTAGTGCTATTACAGATTGCCATACACCTGGTGACCTAGTTGCATACACAGCACGAGTTAGCAATCCGGCTAATCAAAACAACACACAAACAGCACCTAAACTGCTAAAGTATCTAATTAGAGAAAAGCATTGGAGCCCGTTTGAGATGGTGCATATGACATTGGAAATTAAGACCACACGTGATATTGCACGACAGATTCTACGCCACCGTAGCTTCAGCTTCCAAGAGTTTAGCCAGCGTTATGCTGTAGCAGAGAACATTGGATGTGATAGAGAAGCACGTCTACAGGATACTAAGAATCGTCAGAATTCAGTTGAGGTCAATGATCCTGAAATGCAGGAAAGCTGGAACATGCAACAGGCAAAGGTTCGTAATGCCGCACAAGCCGCTTATAAGTGGGCATTGGATAATGGCATTGCTAAAGAACAGGCTCGTGCAGTACTACCTGAAGGTCTCACACAAAGCACATTGTACATGGCAGGCAATTTGCGCTCTTGGATTCATTATATTGACCTACGTGCATCAAATGGCACACAAAAGGAACATATGATTATTGCAGAGCAGTGCAAGAAAATTGTGTTAGAACATTTTCCTATGCTCGAGGAATACTGGGCTACCAATGAAGATTGACTTTGATGTAGATATTGATATGGCTAACCGTGAGGACTTCTTGCGGGTAGTTAATCACACGCCTGCAAGTATCAAATCAGAAGCCGGCGTTTATTCTAAACATAATACCGGTGTATATTTTCAAACAATACCAACCTTTCCTTTAGATGGTTTTAGTAGTATTGACTATGAAACTGCCGAAGAGGAAGGTTGGTTTAAAGTAGACATTCTTAACAATGGCATCTACAAAGATGTTAGAGATGACGCTCATCTTAAACAGTTAATGGACACTGAGCCATTATGGGACTTACTTGAGCATGAAGATTTTGTAATCCAGCTATTCCACATTAACAACTATGCTAAAATTCTAGCACACTATAAACCAACATCAGTAGAACAACTTGCTATGATACTGGCAATGATTCGCCCAGGCAAAAAGCATCTAGTTGGTAAAAGTTGGGAAGAAATATCATGCGATGTTTGGACTAAACCCAATGAAGGTTATTACTTCAAACACAGTCATGCTGTTGCGTATGCAGTTGCTATAGTAGTTCAGATGAACTTAATTTGTGAAAAAATTAGCTACGGCTACAATTAAGATGGCCGGCGTATAAGTTGAATACTACGCCTTTTAATACGTTTTTTAAGTAAATTTTGTAGACTTGTCATAGGCCCAAATAGTACGTTAACATCTTTAATAACGAACGTTCTTAAACACGGTTTAAAAGGCTTCATTTCGTGATGTAAAAATACATCAATGGGCAACATTCGGTTGCTCTCCCACCACCACATATCACCTAAAATTAAGAATTCTTTCTTAAGGTCAACTGTAGGAATAAGCTCAACGTCATAAAAAGTGATAATACTGTTGTCGTGATTAACAACAATACCTACATAGTCTTTTTCTAAATAATGAAGTCCGGTGAGAAACTCGAGTTTTGAATAATCTTCTTCTTGCATGTAAATGATATTTATTAACTACAACTATAAATCTTGTGCTTATTGGAAACGTATTTCAGATAAATAGTAATATGAACAGCAACTTTAAGCTCTATTTGTACGATACTACTATTGATCTAGTTGTGTCGCCAAGCAGTATTTATGTGGATAACAAGCCTATGAACAACAGAATTTTGAGCGCACACAAGGGTGTAAACAACGAAATTTACTTTAATATCAGAGATCGCGATAGAAAACTGCAAAATGTTTTTAGCGATGTATTAAGGGTTTACCTTATTGAGCCTGATGCTAAAAGACGTATATTAACTAAAACTCTATCAAACACATCTGATGTAGGGATAGTAAAGCTGGTTCTAACAGAAGGTGATTTAGCAGATACTGATCCTGGTTTGTATCAAATTCATATCACAAGATCAACCCAAGAAGATATTGACTTGCCTGTGTATATGGATCAAAATAATAATATTCGTTTAGATATTAGAATTACCGATCAAGCAAGCGTTACTCCTGTAAGTACTCAAGAAGAAACAGTGTTCACTCAAACAGCAAATACACTGTTAGGTGATACAACAAATGTTTATGTAAGTAGCGCACTTTACGGAAATTTAGAGAAAAACTTTATTAATTCTCAACACACTGTAGGTATCTATACTTCATCGTATACCGGTAACATAACAATACAAGGTAGTTGCTTAATAGGTGTACCTGACATTGATGATATGAGTAAGGATTGGTTTAATGTTCAAACTGTGAGTTTAAGTAATAGCAGTGTTATTACCCATAGAACATTTAACGTTAATGCAAATTGGATTAGAGTTATCCATACTCCAGACTCGGGTACTGTAGATAAAGTAGTTCTACGCAATTAATTCTTGACATTTACAACGAACCAAGTATAATACAACTATGGACTTAGACTCTATAGTTGAAAATGTTCACCGCTTGGTGATGGATCATTTACCTATTCGTACCACTAAAACTCCTAGTGGCTGGCTTACGTTTAACTGCCCTATGTGCAATGATAAACGTAAACGTGCCGGCGTGATATCTAAGTCTGCAAAAATTTCCTATAATTGTTTCAACTGTAAATATACAACTGGCTGGAGTCCTACACCCTATATCGGACAAAAGTACAAAGACTTAGCTACTAGGTTAGGCGCAAGTGACGAAGACATTCATAAAGTTCAAATTGAGTTACTCAAGCACAAAGAAGAACTAGAAGGTGTTGACGATGATAATTACGTCTACAATTTTTCTAAATTTGAGATTGTTGAGCTGCCTGAAGAAGTAATGTTAGTTGAAGATTTACCGGCAGAGCATGAAGTACGTCAGTACGCTAAACAGCGTGGATTAGAAGGACTATGTACTCTTTTATATTTTCCTAACGATCCATTGTATGCAAAACGTTTAGTTGTACCGTTTACATTTAATGGTGATATTGTAGGTTGGACTGCAAGACATATTAATCCACCAGATAAACAAACACCAAAGTACTTGCATAAGATGAGCCCCGGCTTTGTGTTTAACATCGATCGTTTCGCCGACAGCGAACGAGAGATTGTGATAGTGGTTGAAGGTGTGTTTGATGCTATTGTTGTGGATGGTGTTGCAGTATTAGGTAATCACGTTACACCAGAGCAAGCATATTTAATTGACAAATTAGGTAAAAGAATTATACTTTGTCCTGATAGGGATGAACCCGGCAAAGAATTAATTGAAGAAGCCTTAGCATTAGGTTGGGAGGTAAGTTTTCCTCCATGGTCTAAGGACGTTAAAGATGCAGCCGATGCAGTAGCTAAATATGGTAGACTACTTACTGTTGCTAGTATTATCAAACACGCTACAGACAATAAAATTAAAGCACAAGTAAAGGCAAAGATGCTATGAAGTTATTTGTTAACGGGTGTAGTTTTACACACGGCCACAAAGGTTGGGATAATGATAAAAACCCTCCTGACTGGGTATGGCCTAGTATCATGTCTAGTAACTTTGAAGAAACTGTTAATTTAGCGTGGCAAGGCGGCAGCAATGCTAGGATAGTTAGAACAACATTAGATTTTTTTGATAATGTAAAAGATCCTAAAAATTGGCTAGCTGTTATTCAGTGGTCTGCATATATACGTTTAGAGTTTCATGACGAGGAGTCAGACACGTACTTTGGCTTTTGTGGGGCTAATGATCAACCTGTTTTAACAGGACCTGATACAAATAAATTCATTGATATTCCAATTAGATTCCGTAAAAAAATTTTGTACCATTTAGAATCTATACATACTCAATCAAATCACCAGTTGATTGAACAGTTGGTTTACCATCAGTACATACTAAGTGAATTTTTTACTAAGAAAAATATTAAATTTTTATTTACAGGTATGAATTCTAGCTCACAAATTCCACGTGACTTTGAGCATCCTTTACTGAAACTAATACCAAATAACAATATACTTTTGCCTATGTCACATCTTGTTAATAACCGTACACCAAATTTACTTGAAAGCGATACTGATTCTCATCCTAATAAACTGGGTCATACAGTGATTGCTAACTATATAACTAATGAGCTTAAACAGAGAAACTATCTATGAGTGACGTAAAAGACTATAACGAAGAAGTACAAGAATTATTTTTGAGGTTCTTAATCAGCGACCACGATTTATTTGCTCGATGTCAAAACATTGTAAGAAGCGAGTTCTTTAATCGCAAGTTTAAGCCTACTGTTGACCTTTTAGTTAGTCACAGCACTAACTATAACAGTATTCCGACTATTGAGCAAATTAATGCTGTAGGTGGACTACAGTTGGAAGTTATAGATAATGTAACTCCGGATCATCAAAATTGGTTTATGGATGAGTTCGAAACTTTCTGCAAACACAAAGCCTTAGAAAAAGCAATTATTGAAAGTACTGATTTATTAGAGAAGCAACGCTATGGCGAAGTTGAGAATAAAATTAAAACAGCTACACAGCTGGGACTAGTTAAAGACTTAGGTTTAGATTACTTTGCTAATCCCAAAGAACGACTAGAGTGGATTAAAAACCAAGCCGGTGCTATTAGTAGTGGTTGGAAGGGTATTGATCAAAAGTTATATGGCGGACTTAACAGAGGCGAGATTACGATCTTTGCCGGAGGCTCTGGCGCAGGTAAGAGTTTGTTCTTGCAGAACTTTGGTGTTAACTGGAGTCTTGCAGGACTTAATGTTGTTTACATTAGTCTAGAACTTAGTGAACAACTTATCAGTATGCGACTGGACAGTATGGTAAGTGGATATGCCGCAAAAGAAATTATGCGTAATGTAGACGATGTTGATCTTAAGGTACGTATGAAAGGCAAAGGCGCAGGCAAGTTTCGTGTTAAACAAATGCCCAGCGGTATTACTGCTAACGACATTAGAGCATTCTTGCGTGAGTATGAAATTCAAAGTGGTGTTAAGGTAGATGCATTGTTAGTAGACTACTTGGATCTTATGATGCCCATTGCCGCAAAGATCAGCGCAGAAAACTTGTTCGTTAAAGATAAGTTTGTATCCGAAGAGTTGCGTAATCTAGCAATGGAACGTAATATGTTGTTAGTAACTGCATCGCAGTTGAATCGTGCAGCCGTTGAAGAAATTGAGTTTGACCACAGCCACATTGCTGGTGGTATCAGTAAGATTAACACAGCAGACAACGTAGTAGGTATCTTTACCAGTAATGCTATGCGCGAGCGTGGACGCTATCAAATTCAGTTTATGAAAACACGTAGCAGTAGCGGTGTAGGCAGTAAAGTAGACCTTAAATTTAATCCAGATACACTACGTATTGAGGATCTAGAAGAAGGCGAAGAAGACGCACAAACAGTTACTAGTGCCGGCTTATTAGAGCAATTAAAGCGTAATAGTGTCATTAAAGCAGAAGAACCTAACGCCGCCAATACTGTTAACGAGAGCTTGCAGTTAATGAGTTTTCTAAAATCCAAAAAGTGATAAATACTTACACTATAGCTTATAGGGAAAGTTATGTCCAAGTACCGTAGTATTATTGAAGAACTTAATCAAATTTCTATTGACAGGGACCGCAACCACGTAGTTGAGAATCGTGGCGAGCATGTTATCCGTAGTGCCATTAATCTTATTGAACAGATTGATCGTTACTACGATGCCGAAACAGCTAAAGATCTTACCAATAGATTAATTAACAGTATCAAAGGCAAAGACAGTACAAAGTTTTCCCGAGGCATTAAAAAAATTATAAAAGAAAGCCAAGGGGACGACGATGCGTCTATATGAATTTGATTCAGAGTTTGATTTAGGCAAAAAAACTAAGAAAAAACTATTTCCAACAGGTCCAACATTTACATGGGAACCTGCTAAGAAGCAGTGGCTCAACCCTGATGGCACACAAGTTGCCGCAGATGTACACAGCAGTTTAATGAAATCAGTTGGACTAGATCCGCGCGGTAATAAATTAAAGCCTGGCATGTTTGATAAGATCAAAGGCGCTTGGACAAAAACTGGCGCAGGAATTGATCCTAAAGCTAGTGCATTAGGCAAAGTAATGGGCCGTGTCGGCGCAGGTATCGGTAACTTGATTGGTAAAGCAGTTCGTCCTAAAGATGCAGATGTCGCCGGCCAACCCGATGCCAACGGTGATGGCAAGCCAGATGCTCCTGCTCAGCAAGGGTCAGATTTAGATTCTAGAATTAATGCCGTTAGACAACAGATGAAAACTCTTAACCTTTCAGGTACCAAAGCTGTACCTAAAGGATTTGATACTAAAATACAAGATGCTTTTACAAAAGCTAAAGTTAATAAAGATCATTTTGAAATATTAGGTAAAACAATTGTCGATTTAGATCGTAGGGGCTTTATTGTAAAGCCTTATGTTGATGCTTGGTTTAAATTAAAACAAGCAGATATGCAGGGTTTAGATCTTAGTAGATTAAAGATTTTGGCAGGTATCTAATATGCGCTTTGTAGAAATATCAAAACCACTAGTAACGTCTATTATCAGTGAGAGCATCTTTGAATCTAAAGAAGGCAAAAACACTCATCTTGAGCATCTAGAAGATAATATCTTTAACAAAGGTTTCGCTGGTGCTAAGGAAGCTATCAACTATCTATATAGCCTACACGAAATGCTAGAAGGTCATGCCAAAGCACCAGTTAGTGTTACTACTAAGTGGGATGGCGCACCAGCAGTAGTTGCTGGCCGTGATCCTGCTACTGGCAAATTCTTTGTTGGTACCAAAGGTGTGTTTGCACAAGATCCAAAGATGAACTTTAGTGTAGCAGACATTAAAAAGAATCATGAAGCTGAAGGCTTACAAGTTAAATTAATTTCAGCACTAACAAATTTAAGCAAACTAAAATGGGATACAGTAGCACAAGGTGATTTACTGTTTACCAAAGGCGATATTAAGAGTGCTAATATTGGTGGCGAAGAATACATTGTGTTTAAACCAAACACAATTACATATGCAGTACCAGCTAACAGCGATCTAGCAAAGCAAATGCTAGCCGCAGAGATTGGTATTGTTTTCCATACAGAATATGTTGGCGGCCCTACACTAGCTGATACAAAAGCTAAGTTTGGATTTGACAGTAGTGGCCTAGGACAAGCACCCAGTGTTTGGTATCGCGATGCAACTATCAAAGATCTAAGCGGCACAGTTACACTCACTGCTGAAGAAAGCCAAACTATTATGCAGGCTATCAGCGAAGCAGATCATTACATGAACAGTATTGATGCTGATACGTTTGGATGGTTAGAACGTGGTACAGATGTTATTGGCAAAGACTTTGTTATACAATTAAAAGCACATGCTAACAATCAAGTACGTCAAGGCGCATTTGCCGAACCAACTAAGTTTGCTCAAGGCTTTGTGCAAAAGTATGTTGACTACATGACTAAAAATATTGAAAAGTATAAAACACCTGCCAAACAAGATGAACAGCGTAATAAGATGGTACAAGGTGTTAAGTTTATCAAAGAACATGTGCCACAGATTGTAGCAGTATACGATTTATACTTAAAGATTATTGAAGCAAAAATTAGATTGCTTAAGAAGCTTTCCGAAATCAGTCAAATTCCTACATTCATTGAAACACCTAATGGTTATGAAGTAACAGGCGAAGAAGGCTTTGTTGCTGTTGACCGTTTAGGTAATGCCCTAAAACTTGTTGACCGTTTAGAGTTTAGTAGATTAAACTTTGGAAGTGGTAAGCCAGGGAGCAAGTAATGGACTTGCAATTCATTGATGTAGAATTAAGCGAAAGCAGACTTTACAGAACCACCGGAAACTTTAGTAAGTTTAACGGAGTAGATGTTTTAGATTTACTATATCTAAATACTCTTACTGCTTACGTTCTTACTAAAGATGACGCACAGCGTGGCTATGCGCTAAGTTATCTAACTAAAACTACACAATATGGTAATTATGCATTGTTTAGAACACATGCAACCGACTTATATCTGTTAGCATATCAAGTAGCACATCCTAAAAACAATGCTATTGATTTAGCTAATCAATTATTAACATCTACATTTTTAGATGGCGTTCATTTTGATTACAGAGACCATTGGAAATTTTTACGAGAAGTAATTAACAATGAAAGTGTAGCAAGTGGGCGAGCAACTTCATTTTTTTATAGACTAGAACAACAACTAAAAATATCTAAACCTAGATACAAGCAGATGCGAAGACTAGTGTTAGATTGGGCAAATTTAAAATACATTCAACGACAGATGGTAATTGCTACACTCGCACACGAATTAAGAATGAAGGGTGTTGGCAGTGAATTATTAGATTCATTAAATACTATGTTAAAATACAGAGAATATACTGTAGCACCTGATACACAACAACCAGGTTTAGGTTCAAAACTCGCTGGCGCCGCTGCCGGAGCAGTAGTAGGTAGGACAATTGGCAGTAAAGTAGCTACTGTATTGGGTAAAGATGAAGATAAATATAAAAAAGTTGGAACTGGTATAGGTGCTATAGCCGGTTATTGGGCATCAGGTAGAAAAAAAGTAAAATGAAAATAGTAGAAATTTGTGAAGCAATAGATCAAAAGGAAGCAGACGAGTTGTTAAAATCACTGGTCACTGCCAACGATCCTGTTGCAAAATACTTTCAACAGACACGTTATAATCCTATCCATACAACAATTGACAGTGCTCAACGTGCCGCAGAACGTATGTGGCACAAAGAAAAATACGACAAAGAGCAGCGCAATCGAGATGTTAAGGCAGATACTACGCCTGCATCTAAGTTTCAATTCAACCCAGAAAAAGAACCTAAAGCACCCACTAAAAAAGATCGTGATCCTGCAGATTGGGGCGATCGTTTTTACGGCAATCAACACACCGGTGCGCTAGGACGGGGCCTTGACTTAGACATTGA